TCGAGAAATTGCTGTGATTAATGTGATCAAAAATGATTTTAGTCACATCATCGAGGACCGGTTGAATCTTCTCGTGCTCGTCCTCGGGTATCTCAGAACCCGGCATCAGCATCGACCACTCACGCCACGGTGGAATCAGTGTGGCCTGCAGCCGGCTGGCAAACTTCTGTGTGCCGACCACGGCAGTCGAGTCATAGATATCTTCGTTCTTTTTCTGCCCACGCGAGAAACTGCTCATCGTGTTGCGCTGGGGCAGTGCGTATTCGTAGCACTCCCTCAAATGGGACTGCCAGGCGGATCGCTGTTTTTTAGCGGCCTGGAATCGTTTAACTAGGTCCTCGGTAGTTCCCAGCTCGCTGGGTTTGTTGTACTTCATCCTGGTGTCGACGCAGTGCCGAGCGTTGTCACCTTGGGTATGCCGAGCTCAGAACCCGATAACAACGACAGGCGTCCAAGTTTACGCGGGCTCTTGATCTTCTTTTTCTTATCCTCGGTCGCCTTGGTCAGTTCATCCAGCTGCGCTGCGCGGGCCGCATCGGCCGCCGCGATCTCCCCCTGTATCACTTTAAGCTGCTCATCATATTTGGCTTGAATATCCGCCATGTATGCGGCTGCATCAAAGGCTGGTTCCGGGGCTTTTGAAACCACCGGGGGCGGTGCTGGCGTTGGCCTTGGCTGCGGCTTTGGCTGCGGCTTTGGCTGCGGCTTTGGCTGCGGCTTTGGTGCCGGCGCGGCTACAGGCTCGGGTGTTGGGTTCGGCTCGGGTCGATTACCGGCCATCATCTCCGCGTCCAGTGCAGCGTTGTTGTTGAAATTACTCTGTCGGATTGCGTCGGATAACCCCAAGGCGCGAGCTATTGCGCTGGGCGTTTCCTTCGCTGCGTCTTTTGCGCCTGGCGCTACAGCCACACCGCCTCGGCCGGACACAGCCGAGCCACCATAACCAAACCCCCCGGTATCTGTACCTTCGGGGTCGGACCGACCTTTGCCTTTGCCTTTGCCGTACCCGAACCCACCAAATCCAGCGGGCGTAGCTTGCCCTCCGCCATCACCTCCACCGCCTGCACCCATATTAAATCCCTCGTTGTAAATGTCGCCACAGTTGTCGCGGCGTCAGTACCCAGCAGGCGCGGATACCGAGCAGTGCCTTGATCTGCGATACACAGGTCCAAGGTCCAAATATCCACGGCACGCGGATACGTTCTGTATCCAGTTGATTGAAGTTTACCCGACATAAACCCTCTATTGCCATTTTTGCAGCGATCTCGGGTAGGTCGCTCTCCTGGTCATACTCAAGCACCTGCACCTCAAGGTACGCGATCCTCGGATGCACCATCACCCAATGCTTGCCGGTCCACTTGAGGGCAAAGACGTGCAGCGCATTTGGATGTAAAAAACGGTTCCACCAGCGTGGTGATCCCTGGCGCGTGAACGCTATGACGTAATAGCTCAACCAAAGACACTCCAACCCTGATCTGCCTGGATTGGCTTTGTTGGCCCCGGGGTGTGGTGCTTGAGGATTGCCCTGCCCTCACCGGCACCGAGCATCAGGTACTGCGCCGCATCCGCGACGTGGCTGTATTGATTCTTGTCCGGCTTATCGTGGAACCGTTCATCACCTGACACCTGCACCCGCTTGTAGCAGTAGCCCCCACCCATAGCCTTGCGCAGCGATGTGCAGTTGGGCGAGATCAGCAGACCCGGTTCGCCATCGACCAGGCGCGACAACGGTGTCGCCACTGCCTCCCGGCGCAGCGTAAAGTCATTGCTCGGCGCAGGTCGTGCCTTGATGCCCCTGGCACGCAGTATCTGAAAGGGTGTGGTTTCATCGGTCTGCGCCCTTTGGTCGCCTGCCGGATCACCCCATACCTGGAACTCAGCACCCGGGAACTTCGACGCCATCTCATTCTGCAGCAGCTCGGCGAACCTGACTGCACCCATATCCTCGGTCACCAGCTCATGTATCCAGCGCCAGCGGCCCCGCACATCACGCTGACCAAAGACCGCTGCCGGCGTCAGACCAAAGTCGATACCGATCACCACTGGCGTATTGTCCAGGGGCTTGAGGGTTTCACGCGAAACGTGCAGGTGATCGCGGAACTCGGGATAGACCGGCCTGCCCTCAGAGATAAATCCGTATTCGCCATCGACATAGACCCGGACCCACTCATCGTCCTTGCCTGCCTGCAGTCGGTCGTAATATCCATCAGGCAGGTTGTCGGTATTCTCCGCATCAGGACCCCGGCCGCTTGGCTGCTTGAACAACTGCCATCCATCCGGTGCCACTTCCTCGAACAACCGATACCACCAGTGATCACTGTCTGGTGGGTTGGTATCCATGATAACCCCGAGCCAGGTCGGCCCGCCTTCACGCTTGGAGGGATAGCGACCGACACGGCCCTGCAGCATATCAATCACTGCTCGCGGTACTTCCCTGGCCTCGTTGACCCAGGCACCGGTCAGCTCTAGCGATAGCAGCTTCTTGACGTCCTGCGGTCTATCCAGTGCCCGGAACATAATCTCGGCCTCGACGTCCTCAAACTTGATCCGGTGCACCATATCCTGATTGACAAAATCACCCACGTCATCGAACCAATCGAGCCAGGTCTTGACCGTGGTATCAGTCAGCTCGCGGTAGGTGTTGCGCACCACGGCCCAGCGGGTCCGGCGTATGCCGTCCGGTCCAGGCTCTTGCTCTTGGATACGTCTGAACAACTCCCAACAGCAGGCCGTGCTCTTACCCGATCCGACCGGACCCATCACGCCCCGGACAAAAGCATCGTCCTGATGGAACGACCACAGCGCCGGCGATGCCTGGTATTTAATCTCCGGCTTTTCCTTCAGCATCCGGTGCCATCATTACGAACTTTACCCCTTGCGGTGTGGTGACTTCCTTTTTGTCTACCAGGAGGCCGTGTAGTTTGGCCTTGCCCATCGACGCCTGTACTGCTGGACCTGCCGCCTTTTCGGTCATTGCCAGGCGGCGGGCTTCTTCGAGCTCAGCGGTGATTGTGTCCACGCTCGTCCTATGTCGTTCCAGCAGCTCACCGCGCAGCTCGGCGATCCGATTGGCAACGCCCTCGTGCTCCCGGGCTAAGCGGTGCGCGGATACCTTGACCGACTCATCCGTCATATTGTCGGCGTCATAGGCTTCGCGGTATGCCTCGGATAACCGGCCTTGTCGCTCGATCACGAGCTGGGCAAAGTGCTCCTGTTTTAATGTCAGCGGCTTATCCACTGGTGGCAATCTCATATCATTCCTCGTTAGATACGGATTGTATCGTGACCAGCAATGCACCGCCCGGGATCACGACAGCGCGATGGATTGCCAGGCGATCAACCTGAGAATCATCCGCGAATATGTTGGCGTGCTCCAAACTGTCGAGCGTGCACTTAAACAGGTTGTCAACGTCCCGGCGTCGGCGGTCCGGTGGGTTGGCTATGATGTGGACGTCGAGCCGAGTGTCGGGGTTGAAATGACCCTTGCCATGAGCCAGCAGCTTTACCGCTTCCCGGTACGCCCTGCCCTTGGCCGAGATATATATGCGGCCTCGTGCCATCCGCCAGTAGTTATTGACCGACGGCGGCCAGGGCAGACTCAGCTGCATTTCACTTTCCGTTTACGCTTGCCGAACACGCTGGCGTAAATCTCCCGGGTTGCCTCGTGTTTCTTTGGCGGCGCCTGAGGCCTGCTATTAGTCACAAAGCTCACGAATTGCCAGCAGGCCAGCCGCTCGTCCTTGCAACGCTGCCACCACCAGCAGTCCTGGTCACACGGAGCGGGCGGCGCGTCATCGGCCGGGATGAATTGCCTAGTCAGCGGCATTGCGTCCCTCAGTCTTTCGCAGCTCGTCCAGGCTGATGCCGAACTTGTGCTCGAACCATTCGCCCCAGGTGTACTTGCCGGACGGTGTACGCCGATAGCGTTTAGGCCAGGCCATTCGGGCAGCGCACAGCCTCAAGTGCCGGTACTCAGCATTAATTGGTTGTGGTCGCGCTGTTGTCGCTGCTGTCGCTGTTGTCGCTATTATCCTGCTCGTCTGAGCAGTCGCCTGTGTCGCCGCTGCTCTGACAAACATCAACACCGCCGGTTGTCATCGACACCTCAGTGCAGCCACCAGTGACGGCCAGCAAAAGGATGACGGCGATAACCAACACCGCCCCGATTGCCCATTTCTGCAAATCTTCATTCATCAATCAAGAACCTCAGTTTTATCAAAGGACCATTGCCAGTTGTATTCCGTCTGATCGACGGTCGTGCTCACGTACATGGAACTGCACCCGGTTAAGAGAAGCAGGGACAGCACCGCCAGGTAGGCCACAATGATGGTTGGCCATGACCATAGGAGCATTTTCAAGCCGCTCTCCTGGCGCGTATCTTTT